AAAAGTAAATGCAGAGATTGCAGAACTAGAAAGAATAGAGGCTGAACGTATTGCTGCAGAAGAAGCAGAAGCTGCAAGACTAGAAGCAGAGAGAATAGAACAAGAACTGCTTACATTAAAGGAGCAAGATGAAGTCAGCACTATCGAGCCTGTTATTGACCCTGTGCCTGTTAACATGCACAGCGAATAGCACAGAAGTAAACACAGGAAATATTCTTAACAACTCCACTTTTGGAACTGGCAGCACTACAACTACAACTGGTTGGTCAACAGACGGTGATGATGGTATTCATACTCACGGTGCCTGGAATGGATTTCCATATGAAACAGGCATGGATAGCAGTGGTGGTGTATTAGCATTTGAAGGACATGAAGAGGACAACGTATACCAGGATGTAGATTTAGTTGACGATGGTCACTTAACACAATCACAAATGAATCAAGGTTTTACCTCAACCATGGGGGCAGACGTATGGTTTTGGAACAATATAGAAAATACACTTACTCTTAAACAAACTATTACAGGAGCTGATGGCTCAGTGTCTACGCAAGTTAGAGAAATAACTGGCACTAGCGGCACAACTGGCAATAAGTTTACTAATTACACAAACGTACACATTGAAGGATCAAATACACAAACAGATATTACAATTAGAGCAGAGTTATTTAACGAAACTGCAGGCACAGCTTATGACAATTCTCATCGTGGACCAGATGTAGATAACGTTACATTAGATGTTACATATCAAAATGTAGCTCCTATTAACGAAGATGCACAAGAAGCTATAGATGACATAGAGGACAACATACCTGACATACCGGACGATATATTTGATGAACCAGATTTTATATTCGAGGAAGAATATTTTGTTTGGGAAGAAGATTTTTATTTTGATGACAGTTTTGCAATAGAAGACGAGTTCTCTGTTTACGAAATGCCAGAAGAATTTGAGATTATAGAAATGCCAGAAGAATTTGAAGAGATGGTAATGGAGATGCCCGAAGAGATGACAATGGAAATGCCAGCTGACATGGAAGATGCTTTTGCTGTAGTGTCAGATGATTTACCAGAAATGGAGATGACAGAAGAGATGGAAGAAGAATTTGTAGAAGATGAGATAATAGAAATGGAGGAAGAACCTACAGAAATAGCCACAAACGAGGAAAGTGTTGACATGGAAGCTGAAACAGACGAGAGTGTAACAGAAATGCCTAGTGACGAGGCAGAAGAAATGGAGGTGGTTGAAAATGAAAAACCCCAAAAGAATGAAGAATCTTCTGAAAGTTCTGAAGAAGCATTGGAAGAAGAGTCGGGATCGGAAGAAAGCGTTTCAGAGACTGTTGAGGATGAGAAAGAATCAATGGCAGAAACAGATGTTGCTGACGGAGGAGAAATTAGAACCAAAAATATTGAGGTCAGCAAGACTATAAAAATTAAAAATGTGGATGTTGGCGAGATAAAAATTCAAGTCAATCCAAAAGATATATTTAAGGAGGTCGTAAGTTTAGACTCCTACGAAGGTAAGGATTTTTACAAAGACGACGGCCTCCAATACGAAGTTAACGATAACTTTTTTGAACAAGCTAGCATGATTCAATACAATAAAGAAATATACAGTAACATAACGTTAATAGCGTACGTACAAACTGATCCTGTAGAAATACAAAGAAAGCAGTTAGAGGATTTGGCTATACAAAAAGCAGGCATTATGATAGAACTCAAGCTCTTGAGAGGAGAATAAAATGAAATTAATAGAAAAATTGTCTACATATGCTGCACTCCTTGGCGTCATAGGGGCCATTGGCGGAGGTTTTTACACCTGGGGCCAATTTAACTCACGTCTTGATGCGATAGAAGCAACACCAGCTGTTGATTTATCTTCATTACACGCAAAAGATAAAGAGATTTCCAAGAAAGTTGATGAAGCTTTATTATATGCAAATGAGTATAAAGTAGATTTGATAGACAGAATTAAAAAAGTAGACGACAAAATTGTACCTGTTGATTTAACTAAAGTGTTTAAAGAAATAGGTAAAGTAAGAGAACAGATGGCTATGATAGATATACCAGAGGCAGCTGATCTAACACCGATTTCTAATGCCATAAAGGGATTAGAATCAGCTCTTTCAGAGCTGTCACAACAAGTAGCTATTGCCCTAAAAGAAAATGAATTGCAAGATATTCAAATAAAAGAAATAAAGGCATCAAGCAGTAACCCCTTAAGTAAATAGGAGAACTTATGAAAAAACCAATGAAGAAAAAAAGCAGCAAAGCTAGTAAGTTTGGAATGCTTTCTGTAAAGGCAGGAATAGATAAAAATCCTAATCCTACAGCAGCAGATAGAATTGCTGGAGCCAAAAAAGGCAAAAAGAAAATGATGGGCGGAGGTATGATGAAAAAAGATCCTACAGCTGTCGGTTATGCAGATGGTGGTAAAGTCAAAAAAGGGTACCACAGAACCAAGGACGGCAGAGTAGCCAAAAAAGGTTTATATTATTATATGAACAGAGCAAAGAAAAGAGGAACAAGTAAACCTGGTAAAGGTACTGTTACCGATAAAGCTCTAAAAAGATCTGCAAAGACTGCTAAGAAATAGCATACTCTTTAATTTTTTTTAACATGCCATGGACGCCGTTGTTGCGTCCTGGCGTTAATATCGTCTCCAATTTTAAAATATTAAATTCATCCTGATCAAAATTTATTATCTCTTTTGCAGTAGATCCACTGTAAACATCAGCAATTAGATTTACCATACCCTTACTAATTAATGCAGCAGAGTCTGCAGTAAAATAAATTTTATCTTCTACAAAGTGTGGAACTAACCAGGTTTGTGTTTGACAACCTTGTACTTCAAATGATTTTACTTTGTGTTCTTCGTCAAACAAATTAGAATTTTTACCAAACTCCATGATCCAAACAAATTTGTCTTGATCACCATCTATATTATTTAGAACTTGTGCGTATCTTTCTAGTTTTCTTTTTATCATCTTTAACTTCTTTCATCCAACTTTCTTTAGGTCCGTAATAATATGCTGTTGTTTCTTCATATGGATATACTTTTCTTTTTTCTTTGTAAGTTTGTAAAATATATTTAGACATTACAGGTCTCCAACATTTTTATGCATGCAACTTTATCTACAACTGTAGGCAAAGGTTCAAGATCCTCGATTATTATTTCATCGTCATTCTTCTTCATGTACGAACAACCTGAAACTAGCAAAAAGAAGATAAAGAAGTAAAAAACCATCAAACTGCCCCATAGAATCACCCGGG